GCCGGCGGTCCTGATGGCGGAGACGGTGGAAATGGTGGAACAGCGGCCTCTTTAGGGGTGCTCGCCGGAAGTGGGTTCGCGCCCGGTGGTGGAGGAGGTGGTGGTGGTTCTACTATTAATACTGCGGGCGCTAATGGTGGAACCGGAAAAGTAATTATAAAAGCATTCGGATGAGAAGAACAGTAGATAAATAATACTTTCGCTCTTGACAACTTACGTTTTCCCTGTATAATTCATGCAAACCATGTGGAGATTCTATACCTATGTCAGACACCATGAAAATTTACAAGTTGTACCCCAACGTCCTTGAATTGACTCACTCTACAAATGAGTCGGCTTGCCGAGATATTCATGCACATCTTCGTGCGCCCGTTCCACCCGAAGATAAACCAGCAGTCATTCGTGAAGTGCAGTGGTATGATTGCTACAATCAATTGCACTCCACCATGCCAGATGTAACTTATGATTCTGATGTTCCAAATGTTTCATTTGAACTTGGACCTAAGTGTCGTGCTTTAATTCCAACTGGTATGGTATTTCATATGGGAGTTGAGTTCTCTGCTAGAATCCATCCGAGATCTGGTATGGCATGGAATAATGGTATCACGTTAATTAACGCAGAAGGAGTGATTGACGCTGATTATGACAAGGAAGTTTTTATTCCTCTCTATAATACCACTAACATTCCATTCAAAATTCAACATGGAGATAGGATTGCACAAGTTGAATTTATTCAACCGTTTAAGAGAGTGAGTTACATTACATACACAGAGGCAACCCCGAAGAAAGACCGCTCTTCTAATCGTAAGGGTGGCTTCGGATCGACAGGAGTTTAATATGACACGAGATGAACTTTTAAAGTACCACAACGAAATTTGTAAATCCGCTCAAGAATTAATGTCTCTAAAAAATAGAGATTATGCAGGAGAGGGTGGTAAGGAACCTTTCGCCAATTTTACTAGAGTTGAATCTTTGGGTATTTGTTCAACCGAACAAGGCTTCATGACTAGAGTGACGGATAAAATTAGCCGTCTTTCTTCTTTTCTAAAATCAGGAAAAATGCACGTTGAAGATGAAAGTTTTTATGATACAATAGTGGACGTTATAAATTATATGGTTCTTCTTTCTGCTTATGTTAATGATAAGGAATTTTCAAATCAAATTTCAGATCCACAAATGCTTTTAGAACAAGAGTATAAAGAAGCCAGAATTAAGAATGAATTTAATCATGAAAACTGGAGAACTAATGGAGTTTAATTTCTATACCAATGTTTCATTAGTTGGTGATGGTATTCTTTATCGAGGTATTAAAAATGGAGTCGAAATAAAAAGAGTTGAGAAATATCATCCAACTTTGTTTATTCCAACAGATAAACCCTCTAAATTTAAAACTTTAAATGGAAAGTTTGTTGAAGATATTCAACCCGGAACAATAAAGGATTGTAGAGACTTTGTTTCTCGTTATGAAAATGTTCCTAACTTTACTGTTTATGGCAATACTGATTATGTTTATCAATATATTGGAGATAACTTTGTAAAAGAGGTTAATTACGACCATTCAAAAATACCAATTTGTTATATAGACATCGAGACAACTTGTGAACGAGGTTTCCCCCAAGTGGAAAATCCAACCGAGGCCGTAATTGCGATTACGGTTTCTATGTCGGGCGAAACTCATGTTTTTGGTTTGGGTAACTTTAAAACAAATGAAAAAAATACTTACTATTATAACTTTGCAACAGAAGAGAATCTTCTTCTGCATTTTATTGATTGGTGGGAACTTAACCCCCCACACATCGTTACAGGCTGGAATGTAAAATTCTTTGATATTCCTTACTTAATCTCTAGAATTAAACGAATTCTAAAACCAAAAGAGGCAAAACGTTTATCTCCTTGGAAAAGACTTCGTGATAAGTATATCGAAAAACAAGGAAAAAAAAATCTAGTATATCAAATTCTTGGTATTTCTATTTTAGATTACTTTGATCTATATAAAACATTTACTTATGTGAATCAGGAATCATATCGTCTCGATCACATCGCCTTTGTTGAACTAGGTCAGCGTAAGTTGGACTATGGTGAGTATGATTCTATTAAGGACTTTTACAAGAATGATTTTCAAAAGTTCATCGACTACAATATTCTTGATGTGAAATTGGTCCAGAGACTAGAAGAGAAATTGAAGTTGATGGAACTTGCTCTTGCTCTAGCCTATGCTGCGAAGGTAAACTACGAGGATGTGTTCTCTCAAGTGCGAACTTGGGATGCAATCATTTACCACTACCTTCGAGAGAAGAACATTGTGATCCCACCGAAGAAGGGTGGATTGAAGAATGACCAGTACGCTGGTGCATATGTCAAGGAGCCGATCGTTGGTCAGCATGATTGGATTGTTTCGTTCGACTTGAACAGTCTATATCCACACTTGATTATGCAATACAACATTAGTCCTGAAACTCTTGTTCGGGATCACAGTGAACTTTCATTTGGCATTGGTGTGAACAATATTCTCACGGGAGATGTTGAACACACTTATGCTGGGTGCTATGACAACATTAAGAAACTCAAAGAGCACGATCTTTCTGTGGCTGCAAATGGAACATTCTATCGTAAAGATAAGTATGGGTTTCTTCCTGAGCTGATGGAAAAGATGTACGAAGAACGTAGCATGTACAAGAGGAAGATGATTGAGTGTCAGAAGCAGAAAGAAAAAGATCCAGATAACAAAGAACTAGACTTTCAAATTGCAAAGTTTAACAACTTTCAGATGGTTCGTAAGATTCAGTTGAACTCCGCTTATGGTGCGATTGGTAACCAGTATTTTCGTTACTATGATGTGGATATGGCAGAGGCAATTACGCACTCTGGTCAGTTATCTATTCGCTGGATTGCAGACAAACTTAATGAGTTTTTGAACGAACACGTAGGAAGCAAAGATTATGACTATGTTGTGGCGTCTGATACCGACTCCGTATATCTTAGACTTAATGGACTCGTTGATCGGTTTTTGCCAGATGAGCAAAACAAAGAAAAGATAATTGATTTTTTAGACAAAGCATCAGAAAAGATTATTCAGCCTTTTATTGACAAACAGTACGCTAGTTTGGCTGAGACTATGAATGCGTATCAAAACAAAATGATTATGGGACGCGAGGTTATCGCGGAAAAAGGTATATGGACAGCAAAGAAAAGATACATGTTGAATGTGTGGGACAGCGAGGGTGTCAGGTATGAACAACCAAAACTCAAAATCATGGGAATTGAAACTACCAGATCTTCAACACCATCTATTGTCAGACAAAAACTTAAGGATTGTATTCGACTTATTCTTACGACAAATGAAGACACTATACAAAATTTCATCGTCGAATTCAAAGAAATGTTTTATAAAGAGAAGGCGGAAGAAATAGCTTTTCCTCGCGGTGTTTCTAATTTAAAAAAATATAGTTCTAATACAGACATTTATTCTAAAGGAACTCCAGTTGCAGTTAAAGGTGCTTTGATATATAATCACTACATGAAAAAAATGAAACTTACTCGTAAATATGAAACTATATTTGAGGGAGATAAAGTTAAATTTATTTATTTGAAAAAACCTAACCCTATAGCAGGTCCCAAAGGCGATCAAGTCATTTCCTTTAAAACAGTTTTACCCAAAGAGCTTAACTTGGAAGAATTTATTGATTTTGATAAACAATTCAATACTAGTTTCTTGGATCCCCTAAAAAATATATTGGATGTTATTGGTTGGAAAACAGAAAAAGTAAACACACTAGAAGAACTATTTGGATAGGAGAATAAATGGAATTTTTAAATGATCTTATTAAAGAATCTGGAAACAAATATGCTAGTATTGTTGATCAAGGACTGGCAGGAGCAGATATCGACGGTTTCGTTGATACTGGTTGTTATATTTTTAACGCCATACTTAGTGGTTCTATTTATGGAGGGATACCGGATAATAAAATTACTGCGATCGCTGGAGAGAGTGCAACAGGAAAAACATACTTTACTCTTGGAATCGTTTCTAAATTTTTGCGTGATCGTCCTGATGGGGTTGTTCTTTATTTTGATTCTGAACAAGCTGTAACATCTGAAATGATTGTGGGAAGAGGTATAGACCCCAAGAGAGTTGCAGTAATGCCTGTATCCACGGTTGAGGAATTTCGACATCAAGCGATTAATATAGTTGACAAATACAATGAAAGTAATGATAAGAAACCGATGATGATTGTATTGGATTCTTTAGGAATGCTTTCCACAGAAAAAGAAATGACCGATACTGCAGACGGTAAGACAACTAGAGATATGACTCGTGCTCAAGTTATTAAGGCGACATTCCGTGTTCTCACTCTTAAGTTAGGCGCCGCTGGTATTCCAATGATTATGACAAATCACACATATGCAGCAGTTGGCTCCATGTTCCCGACTAAGGAGATGAGTGGTGGTGCCGGTTTGAAGTATGCGGCATCCACCATTGTTTATCTTTCAAAAAAGAAAGTTAAAGATGGAACCGATGTAATAGGCAATATTGTTCACTGTAAACTTTACAAATCTAGGCTAACCAAGGAAAATTCTATGGTTGATGTCATGCTTCATTATGATAAAGGTTTAGATAAGTATTATGGACTATTGACTCTTGCTGAAAAGTATGGTATAATTAAAAAAGTTTCGACAAGATATGAATTTCCTGACGGGACAAAAGTTTATGAAAAATCTGTCTATAAGGAACCGGAAAAATATTTCTCTCAAGAAATGATGAAACAATTAGACAAGGCTGCTTCCGAAGAATTTAAATATGGCGACATGAAAGTAGACGAACCTGATGAGTGATATTACAAAATTAATTCTTTCCAATCTAGCATACAACGACTCTTTTTCTAGAAGAGTCGCTCCTTTTTTGCTTGAAGATTATTTCGAAGAACACTCAAATAAAGTTGTGTTTAAGATAATATCTTCATTTATTAAAGAATATAATACTACTCCAACTAAAGACGCAATGTTAATATGTCTAGATAAAGTGTTAGGGTTGAATGGAGATTCTTTTACTTTATGTAAAAATTTAATTGATTCTTTATCAATAGATGAAAAAACAGATCAAGATTGGTTAATACAGGAAACCGAATCATTTTGTAAAGAAAGGTCTATCTATAATGCGATCATGGAGTCGATCCACATCATTGACGGTAAGTCAAAGTCAAAGACAGAGAATGCAATCCCAAGTATCCTTTCCGACGCCCTCGCAGTCTCGTTCGACGCCCACATCGGACACGACTACATCGAAGACTGTGAAGAAAGATACGAATTCTACAACCAAGTAGAAACTAAAGTTGGGTTTGACTTAGATTACATGAATAGAATTACCGGTGGTGGTACACCACAAAAAACTCTGAACATTGTTATGGCTGGTACTGGAGTTGGTAAATCGCTTTTTCTATGTCATCATGCCGCAGCTTGTCTTTCTCAAAACCAAAATGTTCTTTATATCACATGTGAAATGGCAGAAGAGAGAATTGCAGAACGCATTGATGCAAATTTGTTTGATATGCCTATTGATGAGATAGGTCAATTACCCAAACAAGTCTACAAAAGTAAATTGGAAAAAATATCAAATCATGTAAAAGGTAAATTAATTATTAAAGAGTATCCCACAGCCTCTGCGGGTGCCACTCACTTTCGAAATCTTCTTGATGAACTCTGGTTGAAAAGGAAATTCAAACCAGATATTATCTTTATTGATTATCTAAACATCTGTACTTCTTCAAGACTTAAGAATAATGGTGCAGTCAACTCTTACACTTTTGTAAAGGCGATCGCCGAAGAACTTCGTGGTCTTGCAATCGAAAAGAATGTGCCGATCTTCTCTGCGACACAAGTGAACCGATCTGGATTTAACAATTCTGACATGGGTCTTGAAGATACGAGTGAATCGTTTGGTCTACCGCAGACTGCCGATCTCATGTTTGCTTTGATCTCGACGGAAGAACTGGAAGAGCGGGATCAGATTATGGTCAAGCAACTTAAGAATCGTTACAATGATCCAGTTAAAAATCGTAAGTTTGTTCTTGGTATTAATCGTTCAAAGATGAAACTTCATGATGTTGATCTTGAGGAGCAAAATGGAATTGTAAATTCTAATCAAACAGATAAGGAAACTGCAGCATCTGGATTTGACGTAACATTTAAAGATAAATTTAACAAATCTGATTTTTCTGGCTGGAAGTGATTATGACATCCTTTATTGATAAAAAATATATTAATCTTATTTCAAATCAACTTGAAAAATTTAAGTGGGCAAAAAATAATTTGGCTAATTGTCGATGTCCAATATGTGGTGATTCTAGAAAAAATAAAACCAAGGCTCGTTTTTACTTTTTTGAGAGTAAGAATAAATACTTTACGAAGTGTCATAACTGTGGATATTCTTCTGATGTTTATGGATTTCTTGATCAGGTTAATCCATCATTAAAGAAAGAATATTCAGTAGAAATATGGAAAGAAAAAAACGGCACTAAAAGAGAAAAGTTATCAGAAAGTCAAATTAATTCAATGTTCAGTAAACCTGTATTTAAGCCAAAGGATAATTTACTTAAACCATTAGTAAGAGTAAAAGATTTACCCGATAATCATGTATGCAAACAATTTGTAGAAATGCGAAAAATTCCAAAAAAGTTTTATGGGTTGTTGTATCATACGGATGATTTTTATCAATATATGAAACTTGTTGATCCAGATTTAGTTTCAACTGTTTATACTAAGAGAGAACCTCGATTGGTCATTCCATTTTTTGACAAAAAAAATAATGTGGTGGCGGTTCAAGGCAGATCTCTTTCGATGAAAGATGAGTATAATGCTAGAACAACCTTAAGGTACATTACGGTAAAATCAGATAAATCTATAGAAAGACTTTGGTATGGGATGTGGCGTGCAAATCCAAAAAAACGTGTGTATGTTGTAGAGGGGCCTCTAGACAGCATGTTTATTGATAACACAATTGCGATGGTTGGTGCGGCATCTGTAGAAAATGAACC